TAGCGAAATCGACAACGATTTCGTAGACTGTTACACGGTTAGTATAAGGGGCTGTGAAACCAGCAGAACCCTTATTGAACCCATAGGAATCGGTATATGCGGTCATAACGGGTTCTCCTTATGCGAATGTGCAAACAGCTTGTGCGAGGGCTTCAGGCTTCACAACCTTATAGCCATACACCTGCAAGCCACGGACAATATCACCAAAGGTGGTTTCCGAACGAATGGTTTCCATCTCAGTCATCTGAGAGGCAAACGTCAGACCCATCTTGGTGCCAGCGATCAGGCTGTACTTACCGGACGAAACGTTAAGGTTGTGGCTCACATAGAGAGTGAAGCGATCAACCATACCGAGACGACCATTACGGATTGGCGACATGCTATCACCGGTAATGGAAGCGTCCTTCAGTTCCGACTTCTTGATCAGACCAGCCATACGGGCAGGAATGACAACAAAGCGACCCTGCTCAGGGCAGTTAGCTTCGTCAAGAACGGTACCCATATCGACAAGCAGATCAACAACGGAAGTCGTGCCGCCAGAACCGTCTTTAGTGACAGTGAGTGGCGAACCGGTGGTGCCGAGGTTGAACGCGCCGGACTGCTGACCAGCAGTTGCGCCCTTATTGTAGGTGCCGATGTCGGGCAGCATATCGGTCAGAACGCGCTGGTCGATCTTAACCTTCATCTGCTCGGAAGCATCTTTGGACCACATGTCCATCAGCTTGATGTCTGCCTGGACTTTATCAATGTCGTCTTCAACGCAAGCGAAGTACTCGCCCTTGTCGATCAACAACTGCAGCTTGGGCTTATCGGGGTTTTCCACGACAAGGTTCTGACCCTTCACGTAATCACGGATCGTGATGTTCGGCTGGGTACGGATGTTGACGGTATCACCCTGATTACGAATTTCACCTTCGTAATCAGTGTTAGCAATGGCTGCGAGAACCGTTGCATCGTAGAAGTTTTCGATCAATTTGCCGGACCAAATCTCAGGGATAAAGTTACCTGAGTAATTGGGACGGCCTGGTGCGACAGGATACGCCATGGTTTTTAACTCCGTTTAACCGTTAGCGACTATGCGATTTTCCCTCTGCGCAGAGAAAATATCGCGTTCGATTCGGTCGCGCTCAGCTTCCTTACCCTTATAAACACCTTTCCGAACATCATCAAAGAACTTAGAAATGTCCTTTGCCGAGTAGGTCTTTGCCTGTGTTTCTGCGGGAGCACTCCCGCCACGGCTACGACCAGGGGAAACCTGTTTATCAAGTTCGGACGCTGCTGCGTTCCGAGGTGATTGAGCAACAGTTTGGCCATTAATATCCTGCCAAGTATAGAAGAACGAGGCAACGCGTCTAACATCCATGTTACGCTGAGCATCCTCAAGATAGGTCTGACGGGAGATACCTGTCAGTGGGTCAATCTCAAGTAACCAGTTCTGGAAGTTTCTATCTGCGTTAACTTCTTTCCATTGTGGGAAAGCCGCCGATAGGTCGTACCAGAAGTTCTGCTCTGCGCTAACTGCCTGTCTATGGGCTACCTGCTCGACCTTCGGTACTACGCTGGTCTGCACCTGACGAATCAGATGCTCCAATTCTGCAATGCGGTTCTGGTACATTGCAGTCTCTTCTTTAGTCACGCGCCGCATGACATCAATAGAGTCGCCGTATTCCTCAACGTCTTTATCAGTAACAAGTCTATCAAGCGTCTGCTGCTGTTGGGCAGGTTGGCTTGCCATAGTAGACAGCAACTGTTCTAGTTGCGCTAACCTATTGTTCAACTGCTGATTTTCCATCCGAAGACGGGCAGTGTCAGCGTTGTACATGCCTTGCAAAGTACGGTATCTCTGCTCAGCCGTATCTTCCGACCCGGTGTCCGAACGCGTTTGCTCGTTACGCTTGGACTCAGGTGCAACATTCTCGGCACTGTCGGCTTGCGAAGTCTGTTCTTGTGTCTCGCCCGCTGCTTCTGTTTTAGCTTCAGCGTCGGCGTTTACATCTTCGTACAGTTTTGCGATAGCCTCAGACTGACGACGAATTTGCTCAGGAATAGCCATTTGAACGCTCCTCTCGGTATGCGTGGGTTAAAGAGTCAGCTACCTCAGCGAGGTTGTGCTGTTAGTCCTGGTGAATCTTGTAATAACTTATGTAGCTCTGTCAAGACCTGACAGCGACCTTGTGCTACCTGAACACTAGAATTTGCTACATTTGGTAGCTGTCTAAGTTCATGCTCGTACCAACTCTGTACCCAATCGGTGAATACAGGATTGTACTTAGCTACATTGGCGATTGCCGCAACCTGCTCTGGACTAGGGCGAATCATGCTGCCCCTGTCTGTTGATTGCTAACTGTGTTCATTCCACCGGCTGGACCGCCAGACATGCTCACCTTAGCTGGTGCTGGCTGCTGTCCTTGTGGTTGAGCCTGTGGCTGCTGTGGCTGTTGCTGCTGAGCCTGAGCTTGCAGTTGCTTCATTTGGTTCGCGTAGTCCAGCTTCTCGCGGCTAGGAACAATCTGATCCACGGGCATCTGCAAACCTTTGGCGACTTCGCGCAGGATCGCAGCGCGACCATCAATACCGATGATGCTCATATCGACTTCGTTGCCGGTAGCATTGAGGAACTCGACACGGCGAACGTTGACAGTCTCACGGACAGCAAGGTTAGTAGCGCCACGTGGGATGATCTGCAGATCACCCTTGATCTCGTCATCTGGATCGTAGCGCATGTTGTACACGAACTGACGTTCCACAATAGGTTTCACGATGTCCATGTCGATATGCATGACGACCTGACGAATACCCTTACCTGCGGAACCCATCAGCATAGACAGACCTGATGCGGTACGTCCTGCACCCTGCACGTTGGTATCCCCATAGATATATGCAGGAATACCAGAGTGGTCATCAGCCATGCGGCTGAACTTCTCGTACACGCCCATCAGCGTAGTAGAGTTGTCATTGGGCTGGTTGAAGCGAACAGCAGGAGCAGACGACCCAAGAGGATCGTTAAGAACCTGCCAAATCTTCCAGGGATGCAGCTGGGTAATATCTTCATTAGGAGGTATGCGTTCTAGGTTAACTTCGACCTGTGGACCAGACGCAATCCCCATGTTATTAACCAATGCACGAGCAGAAGCATTACAAATACTCTGTAAATCTTCGATAATTTCAGGGATAGAACGGCCCCAAAACGCTCCTGGCATCTTAATAAATGAGGTTTTTGCGTAGGGTTTTTCACCCAAAGGATCGTAATTAAGGATAGATTTGATGATATAATTGCCTACCATCCACACATTTGCGTCGTATTCGCGGTCTTCATCGGGGATTTCTTCCTCGGTCATACCCCATTCACGGAGCATTTTACCGCTTACTTTGCCCCAAAACTCAAGGGCATCGTACAAATCTGTCGGGCGCATCTCGGTGTAGAACTTACGTTCTTCCTGTTCGCGCTCAATATAGGTAGTGTCTGCCACCCAAGACTGCGACGGACCTTCCTCAAGCACCTTGCGGATAGCCTGATCATCATATCCTGGAGCGCCAATAAGGTCGGCCAAGTCTGTCCGAGTCAGCTTGTGATGTTCAAACATATACCCGTCATTGATACGGCTAATGCCTGGCTCAGGATATATATTAAATGGGCTTACGCGCTCAAACTCAGGGGCCAGACGCTCTGCTGGCTCAACCAACATCTTGCCATCTGGGCCACGATTATAGACCAAGTGGCGCTGACGACGAACCACTGGCCCCTTAATGAACGCACATGGGAATGTCACGAGGTCAGTGATAAACTCATTGAACGCATCGACCCATCCGCCCTGGGCAAACTGGTCATCAATGCGAATTTTCATGCGCTCGGCACGGCTATTGGCTGCTTGCAAGAGTTTGAACCTAAACTCTTGCTGCACAAGCTCTTTCATCTCAAGCATCTGAGATTTAGTGGGTGCCTGTCCAGTTGACTGGATCATCTGCATTACCTGCTCGGCAAATGCGGACTTGACTTGATCCATCTGGTCTGGGGATAGGTCGGGGATAGGCGTTGGCTGAATATCCCACGGAGGTGTACCAGCGTCCAAGAGAATATCACGTAACCAGCTTTCAGCGGCACGGCATTTGATCTCGGTCAGCATCATATAGACGTCTGACCCGCCTTGATCACGGATAGCTTTCAGCTTATCAGGATCGTATTCCCCGTTACGCTGACGCATTGCGCGTAGCATAATCTGTTCGATTGGCTGCTTGGCAATACGCGCTGCATCCCAGCACTCGCGCATATACGCCCCTAGCCCAAGTAGAATGTCACTCTGTTGCCTAGCTTGAAGTTCAGCATCCAGCCTTTGCTTTTCAGCACGATCAAGTTGTTCGTTGCTTACGACCCGCAAAACGCTGAGACCAGCCATGCTTAACCCCTAAGAGTCACGATTACGTTGATGCTATTTGCAGAACCGGCGGTAACAAGCGGCTTGAGGTAAGCTGCAGACGACTGAAACTCGAAGATAGCTGCGGCGGTCGCGCTGAGCGCCGTACCAGCAGCAGACCGATCCTTCATGGCGAAAAACGTCGTGCCGTCATTGGACGAGTTGAGCGCAACGGTAGCGCCACCAAACGTGCCAGAAAACTGCACTGCAGCATTACGTGCCTGACCGTCGCGCACCGCAAATGCAACAAGAGTATCGCCGGTAACAATGCCAGACCAAATTACATAAGGCACACCGTCTGCGGTTACTTTAACCGAGGGGGTAACTGTCGCCATGGAAATCCTCCTATTGCGCGTTTAGCGAACAATAGACCAAGTTATATAATACTGCAACTCCCATAAAAGGTTCCCTGTGTGGACGGGCGTTAACACAGGGAACCAAGTTGGGAGTGGAGCAGGGCGGGGAGAACGCCCTGAGACAATATGGCATAACATAACATGGTATGCAACTTAGAATTTCCTTGAATATCCAATGCTCAAGGAATGACTTGCTTTACCTTCATCTTTCTGGCGACCGTATGTAAGCGACACTTCGGAGTCATTACCCAAATCACGGCTGATGGATACCTCGTTGACACCGCCACGCTTGATCGTCTTATTGCCAGATGGGGTCTGCAACCTAACCTTAGAGTAGTCTACGCCTACTCCAATGTTGTAGTCGCCAACGGGAACATTCACTGTACCGCCACCGGCAACACCGGAAACTCTATTGACATTACCTGGACCAGAAGTGCCGGACGGGATAGACCCGCCACTGACTGATACGGTCTGTGGGCCAGAGTCCTCTTCGGAGTTGTCACCCTCCACAACGCCACCCTTCTTATAGGACTTGAGCTTGCCACTGCTGCAAACCCGCGACATGGACTTGTTAGAATAGGTTTTCATACCAACCTCCGTGTGATATGCTACGCATATCATGTCCAACCGAATGAAGCAATCGGCTTAACATCTCTGCGTGTCACGACATAACCGCCATCACTCACGGTAGAAATATGCAACATCAGATACTGAAGCGCCTCAGCTATGTGGCTGTGCTTGTTCTTATCAATGTCACTGTCGCCCTTGGGCTTGAAGCGGTACCCGCCCATCATGGCAGCTTTCAGCTGAGTGCAACTGGGGTCCACAAGGAACGCAGGGTCGCCGTCAACCTGCCGCATCAGGTAGTCGTCCACGGCACTTATCCGCGCAGACACGTTGTTAGTCTTAGCGGGTATCACTTTGAACCCTTCAGCCTTGATAATGTCAACTGCACTCCGTTCGTCGGTCTGCGCCCTCTGAACCCCAGCCGGGTCCGTCACTATAAGGATTGGTGCGCCGCTGAACTTCTCGAACAGCAGCGGTTTCAAAACCGTCCTTACGAAACGCTGTATCCCCATATCAAAGCTAACAGCCTCCGCTAACACAAGTGCGCGACCACGCGCATCCTGCTGCCCAATGACTGCGGCAGGTGTCAGCCCCAAGTCCATCCCAATCACGATGGGCCGAACCCCAGTTGATATATAACGCAACTTGTCCTTCGCCATGTGGTAGTCCGGCCTGAAGTACTTATACACAGGCATACCGGCAGAACTCAGACCGTACTCCCCGTCAATATATACGCGTATGTACTCCTCCGACCGACCCTGCGTATCGTAATATCCATCTGGCAAGTTCTCGATATTTTCCGCCAGATGCGTCCTACCCGACGGCTGCTTGAAAACATCCCACCCATTGTTGGCAGGAGACACCCCATCCTTTGGATCAAGCCCCTCCATCTGGTAATACCACCACGTATCCATAGTCGGCGGGTTCGTATCGCCCCACATCCCATGCCATGTCGGACCACCGTCCTTCTTGGACGGGAAACGACCAATACGTTTAGACATAGCGTCCACAATATCAGGGTGAATATCCCGACACTCGTTGAACCACGCAAACGTCAACTCCAGCGAGTTCAAGTTAGCCACATCATCCGCGTCATCGAGCGCACGGAACATAATTTCGCACTCAACATCCCCCACTTTGAAGAAATACGTCTTCGTAGTGCGCATGTAGTCCCCACATTCACCCGGCGGGAACCAATCCAGGAACGTTTTGATCGTCGTATCCTGCAACTGACGTGCAGTTTCGCGCACAACAGCCGCTCTCGTCTTGCGAATCCCGTTTTTGTTGGGTTCTTGCATGGTTGCGCGTCGAATAACCTCGAAACTGCACGTAACTGACTTGCCGGAACCCACCGGACCCATCAAAACACGCATCTTCCGGTCAGATTTCATGAACTTCTTGCCCGTAGGGGGCG